CGGCCTCGCCGGATCCGGGTCACGCCGGCTTGACGTCGGCTGCCACCCCCGATGCCCCTGGAGGGCTGACGCATGAGCGAGACCCCCACCACCCCGGCGCCCGAAGCGCCCCCCACGCCCGAAGCCCCTCCGGCTGGCACTCCTGCTGCGCAGGTGCCGCCCCCGGAGCCGAGCAAGGTCGAGGAGCTTCCCGAGTGGGCCCAGCGGATCATCCGCGAAACCCGCAAGGAGGCCGCGGACAACCGCGGCGCGAAGACCGCCGCCGAGCAGCGCCAGCAGGAGCTGATGGGCAACATCGCCCAGGCCCTCGGCCTCAAGACCGACGACACCCCACCGGATCCCGCCGTGCTCCAGCAGACGCTGGGCGAGCGCGAGGGCCGGATCGGCGCCCTGCAGTCCGAGGTCAACGCCAAGGACGTCGAGCTCGCCGCTTGGCGGGCAGCGGCCAAGGCGAACGCCCGAGCCGAGAGCCTCCTGGACTCCAGGGCGTTCGTGGCTCAGATCGCCAAGCTCGACCCGGCCGCGGACGACTTCACGGCCCAGCTCGACGAGGCCGTCAAGAAGGCCGTGGAGGCCAACCCCGGCTTCCGCCTGCAGCTCCCCGCCACCCCCGGCCAGGTCGGACTCGGCGTGGCTGGCGGCCCCACGGGGTCGGACGTGGCGCCCGGCATGGGGCGCCTGCGAAGCGCCTACTCCACATCACCGACCACCCACTAACCACCGCCCCGAGGCATCCGCCTGCGACGGGCACCCCTCTCACCGAAAGGACGGGTACCCGTCATGGCAGTCACCCTTGCGGAGGCCGCGAAGCTCTCCACGAACACCCTGGCTCGCGGCGTCATGGAGACGTTCGTTCAGGTCTCGCCGGTCTTCGACCGCATGCCCCTGATGAACATCCTCGGCAACGCCTACGCCTACAACGTCGAGGCGACCCTGCCCGGCGTGGCGTTCCGCGCCGTCAACGAGGCCTACGTCGAGTCGACCGGGACGTTCAACCAGCGCACCGAGACCCTCGCGATCCTCGGTGGCGACGCCGACGTGGACAAGTTCATCGTCGCCACCCGCGGCAACATCAACGACCAGCGCGCCGTGCAGACCGCCGCCAAGGTGAAGTCCCTGTCCTTCAAGTACCAGGACACCTTCATCAACGGCGACATCGCCGTGGACGCCAAGTCCTTCGACGGCCTCAAGAAGCGCCTCGCCGGCGCGCAGGTCATCGACGCCGGCAACGGCACCGCGGCGAACGGCCTCGGCCCGGTGGCTGGCGGCAACGACTTCTTCGACTCCCTCGACGCGCTCTTCGGCGCCGTCGCCGGTGGGCCCGACGTCGCCTACGCCAACAGCTCGGTCATCGCCCGGATCCTGTCGGCCGGCCGCCGTCTCGGCGGGGCCGCGATCGTGCAGTCGGACCTGACGGGTAAGCGCGAGGTCCAGTGGAACGGCGTGCCGATCCTCGACATCGGGACCAAGGCCGACGGGACGAACATCATCCCGCAGACCGAGACCCAGGGGACCTCGACGACCTCGTCCTCGATCTACGCCGTGAAGTTCGGCTCGGACGAGACCGACCAGGCCGTCACCGGTCTCGCGAACAACCTGCCCACCGCCTACGACCTGGGCGAGCTGCAGGAGAAGCCGGCCTACCGGACCCGCATCGACTTCTACTGCGGCATGGCCGTCTTCGGCGGAAAGGCCGCTGCGCGCCTGCGTGGCGTCCTGGCGTCCTGACAACTCGACACACCTAGGAGACGACATGGCAACGACCCTCGACAGTGACGTGACCAAGCCGTCCGTGACCGAGCCCGGCGACGGGCCCGCGGACACCACGGACCCGAACGAGCGCGCTTCGTCCGTCACCCCCAACCCCGGGCCCGAGGCCCTGCTGGTCGGGACCGTGAACGCCGTGAAGCCGCTCCCCAAGCGGGCTGCGGTCAAGCGGGACGAGAAGAAGGACCGCATCGAGACCTACACCGCGGTCCGCCCCGACGGCACCGAGATCACGATCTCGCGGAACCTCGAGACCGGCGAGACCACCGTCAAGTAGCACCTGCGGCGAGGGGAGGCACCCATGGCGACACCCATCCCGCTCGGGGGCTCTCCCCTCGCCATCCCCGCCGACATCTCGTCGGCGTGGCGCCCGCTCAGCCCGGCGGAGGCTGTCGTCGCCGAGACGCACCTGGACTACGCCTCGGCGTTGATCCGGTCCGCCTTCCCCGGGATCGACACGCGGATCGCTTCCGGCGACCTGGACGCGTCGATCCCGAGGTACGTGGCGACGGCGATGGTCAAGCGCGTCCTGTCCAACCCGGAAGGGAAGCGCCAGGAAGCGATCGACGACTACAGCTTCACCCGTGACGGCGACGTCGCTAGCGGTGGGCTGTACATCTCGGGGCCGGAGGCGGCGATGTTGCAGTCGGCCCCGGCGGTGTTCCTGTCGGCGGCCTACACGGTGGGGCTCGGATGATCCCGGTCCTCGCCGGCGCCCGCGCCGCAGCGGAGTCCCGGATGCTCGACACCTGCATGGTCACCCGCGGCGGCGGGGAGGGCGTCTACGACCCGGACTCGATGACCATCGTGGACGCAGCATCGACCCCGGTCTGGTCCGGTCCGTGCCGGGTGAAGGTCTCCAACGTGGGCGTCAACGAGGTTACGGTCGGGGACGCGGCGCTGGCGGTGACCCGCTGGGAGGTGCACGTTCCCGTCGAGGGGACGGGAACCATCGCAGCGGGCGACACGGTGAAGCTGCTCTCCGCCTCGGAGGACCCCGCCCTGGTGGGTGCTTCCTTCGTGGTGTCGGCGCCGTTCCTCGCGTCGCAGGCTTCGGCCCGGCGGCTGCCCGTCTCGCAGGTGGTCTGATGCGGATCGACCTTGACCTAAACCAGATCAACGCGCTCGCCAACCGGCTCCGCGCGGCTGACCGCCAGTCCGCGGTCGAAGCTCGCCGGTCGATCGCCCGCTCGGGCGTGGACCTGAAGCGGGCGATGGCGCAGGAGGCGACCGGGAGCCAGCACTTCCCGGGCATCCCCGCCTCCATCGGATACGACCTGACGTTCACGGGCGACACGTTCGAGCTCGAGGTCGGCCCGGAGATCGGCCGCGGCCAGGGTTCGCTGGCGTTCATCCCGTACGAGGGGACGCCGGTGGCTGGCCCCTCCTTCCCGGACCCGCAGCACCTTGCGGAAGCTGAGGCACTAGTCCTCGGGGCCCAGCTCGAGTCGATCCTGGAGATCGTGGTGTGAGCGCCCGGACCGTTCATGCCGGTGTCCTCGCCCTGCTCGAGCCGCTGCCGTTCAAGACCTTCGACGGGTTCGTCCCTGAGGGTCCTGATGGCCGGCCGAACGAGCAGCGCTACGCGGTCATATGGGGCTCGCCGGGGCGTCTCGGGTCGAGCGACCTGGCGGGGACCGTCGACGAGTCGGCGGTGGAGTTCCGGGTGACCTCCACGGGCATCACCGCGGAGCAGTCCCTGGACGTCGCGTCCGCGGTCATCCGCCGCCTGGTGGGCGCCCGCTTGGACGTGACGGGACTGTCCTGCGGGCCCATCACCCACGTCTCGGACGCCCCGGTGCGCCGCTACGACGACCTGCCGGGCGATGCCCCGCTCTTCTACTGCTCGGACGTGTTCAGCGTCCTGGCGGCTTCGGCCTGAGGGCCTCCCGTTCGCGCGCCTCGCGCGGTCGGTTCTGCACACCACCTGCCGAGGAGGCACCCGATGGCTGAGCTCATCGACGTCTACGACGCCGTGTCCGGGGAGAAGCACCCCCACGCGGTTCCCACGACCTGGCTGGAGGAGGGGCACCCGTTCGCGAAGCGCTTCTCCGTGACCGAGCCCAACGGCAACGACAAGCGCCACGCCGTGGCCGAGCTGAAGAAGGAGTCCTGACATGCCCAAGACCCTGACCGAGGGCCGCGTGAAGGTCGCCTTCCTGCCCATCAAGCCGGTGAGCCTGAAGGCCCCGAAGGTGACCGAGCTGAACTCCGGCCTGGACCTGTCCGCCGTGATCCTGGCGTCCGGATACACCCTGGGCCCGACCGGCTCGGACACCGTCTCGGAGCCGTCGCTGGCGGACCTGGGTAACTCGACGACCTACGGGAAGTCGAACTACTCGGCGAGCGTGACGCTGTTCCGGTACCTGAACTCGACGGGCAAGTCGGACTCCACGAACGACGTGGCGTTCACGACGTTCACCGCGAAGGGGATCATCGGCTACCTCGTCGAGCGCGTCGGCCCCCTGTCGTCGGTGGCCTGGGCCGCGACGGACATCGTCGACGTCTACGAGGTCGTCACCGATGACCCGCAGCCCCCGTCGGACCGCACCGGGTACATCAAGTTCGTGCAGCCGTTCGGCGTGAACACCGTCGAGCTGCGCGCTGCCGTCGTGGCCCGGTGTTCTACCCCTGACCTGCGGACACCACTGACCTGCGGAGGTTCGCCATGACCGAGACCACGACCGAGACCCTCGACTGGGCGCTTGCCGCCGACTTCGACCTTGACGCTGCGATCGCCGGCGCGAAGCGCCCCCAGCGGACGGTACGCATCCTCACCCGCGGTGACCTGCGGGACCGCCTCGACGAGATCGAGCGCGCCGCGGGCACCGCCAAGGCCAGTGACGACCCGGAGCGCGGCATGGACGAGCCGTCCGCGGAGACCCTCCTCGAGGAGTTCCGCATCGTCCGCGACGAGCTCCTGGCCGAGGCCATCCCCTTCCGGCTGCGCGCGGTCACCGAGCTCGAGGTGGAGGCCGCGAACAAGGCGGCCAAGAAGGCCGGGGACCTCGACACCCGCTCGGCCGCCCTGCACTCCGTGGCCGCGGCGATCGTGAGCCCTTCGACGACGGTCCGCCAGCTGCACTCGCTGCGGGAGGCCGTGGGTGACGGGGAGATCGACAAGCTCATCATCGCGACCAACGAGTTGCGTCGGGGGATGGTGGTCCCCGCGGCCCCTTTCTCGCGGTCGTCCTCGAGCGACCGCAGCACCAGGCGCTGATCGCGGAGCTGCGCACGGCCCGTTCGTGGGGGGTCGCGCACTCCGTCATCCGCAACGGGTCCAAGCCCGGCAAGGCGTGGTCGACCTGGGACCGCGCCCTGGCACTGGCTCTGACGCTGTACGAGGACGGGCTGTGCCCGTGTTGCGGGGTGCCGCGGTCGACGGCTTGGAACGACGACACCGAGGGCGCCTGGTCCGTCAACGACGACCTGATCTGCCACGCCGGCGCGGCCCGTGAGCAGTGGCGCAAGGACGACGCCGGTACCGCTGAGCCGGGGACGCTCCCCCGCGTGGTGAACACCCTGGGGCGGGCCCCGGATCCCCTGATGATGCAGCGCTGACCGCGCTCCCCCGACCCGACGGAGGTGCACGGTGGCTACTCGCAGCGTCGTCGTCCGCCTGCGCGCGGAGATCGCCGACTTCCAGAACGCCATGAACCGCGCGGCGAACGCCGTGCGCCCGGTCAACTCCGCTGCGGAGCGGCTGGG